TCGTTGCTCCACCACTAGTCACTGTAGCGTTAGCCGTTACAGTATATACTTTCTGCACACCAGCAATACTAAAAGTATCACCAATTCTAGGGGCAGATGTTAATCCGTCTATAGCTAGGGAAGAACCTGTTTGACCAGCACCATTAACTAGCACTGTCCCATAAGAGGGCTTGCTAATCTTTGTCCAAGAACTACCAGTAGAGGAATAGACACTTGAGTTTCTAGAGGCAATGGCCCTACTATTCCAATAGGCTATTCCTAATACTGTGCCAGAATGAGAAGTAAAAGTTACAGCCGCTTTATCAGCAGGGCTACTAGCTAAAGAAGTAGTTAGTGTTAGTGTCACTCTCTTGAAAGAACTATCAAAGGAGACACCCCCAGTAGCTACAGTATACGTTCCTGCAACACCAGCCACAGTAAATGTAGACCCCTCTAAAGGAGCGGTGTAGATGTTAGCCAGTATTAGTGTTGTTCCAGTTTGACCACTTCCGTGTACCTTAGGCTCGTCATAGGCAGGGATAAAACTGCTAGAGAACTTACTGAATCCCTCAATTCTTTGATAGCCTCCATTAACGGATGGCTCAAAATTCTTTAAGGTACGCGCACTCCCCGGAGCTTTAACACCGTGCTGTAGTGGTGAGTAACTTGATATAAGTCCACCATTAAATTCAAAGGCATAAGTCTTCCAAGCGTCTGCCATATTATTTAACCCTATCGCCAAACGATCTTACCGAACCACTGACAGGAGTAATCATTCCAGAGCGTACATATCCATAGCGATTAACAAGCATGCTACGCATTCTCTTAACGCCTTCATCATATTTCTGTTTTGATATACCAGCAGACTGCTCGTTGCCTCTGAACATATAAGCATAGAACATAGCACCGTCTACAATGACATGCCTAAATCTTTCTGGAATATCTGGGACATTATCAAAGTTTTCTAGATCAACTGGAATTCTGTAATACTCATATAGTAACTCATAGGCTTGATCAGGAGCAGGAACAATACCAAACTCCAGACTAGGTGTTTGAAATACATAAGTAGGTAGAGTCTGCTTGTTTGTATCTGGTGTGTACTCGTGATCAATAAATCTATTGAGATAATCTTCATAAGAAATAGAAGACAGCTTTACTGTTCTGTTCCCAAGCGTAGCATCTTCTTTAATTCTAAATGAATCAAAATCAATAGTGTTTGCATCTGTAGGGTAAGCGTATCTAATAGCACCAGCAGATAATGTTTCTTCTGCTAGTACATGATTAAAGGGCCACTCATAATGAGTATGGTTGATGTCTCTTATTGCTGTATTAACCGAGTCTTTGACTTTAGCGTAGAAGCCAGTGGCGCTTGAAAAATTAGATGAGGTTAGTTCAACTTCGTTAAGCGATCTATTAACTTCATTAACTAAATCTAAAAAATTGTAGGCCATGTTATTGCTCCTTAACTCTTAGTCTAATAACACGCTCTACAACATTTCCTGTGCTATCTGTAATACTACAAGTAAACTTATACTCTGTATTGTTTGTGCCTAGTCCGAGATTAATTGTAGCAACAGCACCACTAATTGTTTGAGATACATTCTGTATTCCATTCACAGTGGAGCCAGCAGTAATAGCTGTCTTAACTCCAGAAGAATTATCTACAGACCAAGTAACAGAACTAATCGTAGCAGTGCCTAGCCATCTAGACCAGTCTACACTGAAGTCAAGTATTTCATCTGGGTCTTTATTAGGCCATCTAAACGACATTATTTTTCCTTAAGCTACTAAAACACTTCTATCTGAAGAAGTAGTCTTTCTATACATGTACGTTTTTCTAGGTAATATCGACACATTGGCTACTCGTGTCGATGATGTACCCCTAGCTTCGACATATACTTTTCTAATCTCTTGCTGTACAAGCACTGTTCTATCTTTACTGAGGCTATGTCTCTCAACATATACTGTACGCTTTCTATCATATAAACTTGCTACAGCAGCATAATCAAAAGACGAAGTAGTTATTGTAACACTACCAAGCTGGGTTATACCAGATATACCCTCTATGGGTATAACAATACCCACAGCAATACTTACATTTCCTACACTAGCAACTGCTTCTAATCCATCTACAGCAATCCTGTTGACAGACTGAATCAGTACATCCCCTATAGATGCTATAGCCTCAACACCAGATACAGCAGCAGTAGCATTAGCCACTACAGTTATATCGCCTACACTAGCAACTGCCTCTATTCCATCCACAGAAGCTCTGGTGATAGATCGAACCAGTACATCCCCTACAGATGTTGCGGCCTCAATACCAGATACAGCAGCAGTAGCATTAGCCAATACAACTACATCACCTACAGACCCTACTGCCTCTACACTACTAACACCAATAACAGCCTTAGCCACTACAGCTAGAGAACCCACACTAGCCGTTGCTTCTGTACCACTAGGTGTTACAACAGCGCCAGCTACTATGTCAACAGCGCCAACTGCGCCACTCGCACTAACTCCAGCGACAGCAGCTACAGCCTTAGCTGCTACTGTTACGTCACCAACAGCACTTGTTGCTGCTACTCCACTAACACTAGCAACAATGCTTATTGCTACAGTTACAGAACCTACACTAGCTGTCGCTTGTACACCACTAGGTGCTACAACAGCTTTTGCTTGTGTTGTTACAGAACCAACAGCACTTGTTGCTTCTACTCCGCTAACAACTGCTACAGCCTTTGCTGCTACAGTTACAGAACCAACAGCACCTGTTGCTTCTACTCCACTAACTAAGACATCGACTTTAGTAACTACAGTGATACTGCCTACTGAAGCTGTGGCTTCCACGCCAGCAGGAACATAAGTAACACCGGCTAAACCATATCTTGCATTACCATATCTCCCTTCACCATATCTGGCACTATCTGTAGTTTCTACTACAGGGGCATCACCAGATAGCGTACTAAATGGTGTACCAAAGGGTGCTATGCCAAGCATGGTTTACCCGCCAAGCGAAGTGTATTCAATCCACTGTCTTGCTTCTTCCACCCAGACATAAAGCTTATCATCGACTGGCATGGGAACAGGAGGAACCCACAAACAAGTCTCTTCATCTAGTGTCCAGCTTAAATATTTCTTTGGCTCAATAAAAGCATCCCTGTCTGGGTCGTAGGTGTAACCAATCCCAGCGTAGTTTTTACGAAACGGTGTGCCACCTAATGAATGCTGATTGCCTCTTGTGTTGTAGCTAGTCTTTTTCCAGATTGTTCCCGTAGTCTCTGCATAGATGGCTTCACCATCCAATGGCTCATCTACCCCCACAATTACTTGTAAGACTACATTATTTTCATCAAGCTCTGCGTAATGTGCCATAGTTGTTACCAAGAAATTGAACCTGTTCCAGCAGTAAATCTGTACACTTTGTAACCTGTGCGGTACGTTGTATTTGGCGTGGTGTTCCCAGAGCTTCCATTAGAAGTTAAACCAGCAGCTACGGAAGCAAGGTCACCAAACGAATTAGGATACGCAATAAACAATATGCCAGAGCCGCCTGCTCCCCCTGATGCAGCAGACCCAACACCACCCCCACCACCGCCTAGATTAACTCTACCTGCAATTGCTCCTGACCCAGTAACTCCGTTGCCGCCGCCGCCTAACCCACCAAGGGTTGTGCCTGTGCTGCGCGTCCAGCCCCCACCACCGCCAGCATAATAAACGCCAGTGCTTGTAATCGCCGTTCCGGTTAAAGTGGTAGTGGTAGCTTTGTTTAAAGTATAAGTACCAGTTCCACCTGTGCCAGTGCCAAGTGCTGCTACTACTGTGCCTGCTGGAACGCCTGAGCCTGTTATCTGAGTTCCAATACCTATGACCCCCGCAGAAACGGCGGTAATGTTTATGCTTGTGCTGGTGCTTGTATTAGCCGTACCGGCAAACGCAGTGGCAATTGTGCTTAACAAACCAATGCCGCCAACACCTGTAGAGCTTGTTCCACCAACACCAGCAGCAGCAAAGCCACCGCCGCCGCCGCCAAAGTTGTTGTTTGAATCGCCAGCACCGCCGTTATTACCCTGTCCCGCTGTCCCAAGTCCCGCAACCGACCCATTTAAATATCCAGCACCACCTCCAGAGCCGCCGTTGCCGCCAAACTTGGTTGCTGAAGTATCAACATTCCCACCACCACCGCCTAGTGCAGGGCTTGAGCTTGATGCTGTAAACACCGAGTTACTTCCAGTACCCGGAACCCCACCACTTCCCGGCGCAGTACC